AGTTACACACTCACTGCGTCGCATCAACAGAGGCGACAAGCCTGCAGCAAGGATGCCGAAGCATATCCCCGAGCTGCATAGTGGCTATTTCGCACTCAATGTTGACAAGGTCTGCGCTGCCCACTCCATAATGTCTCATGTAGTAGTCAAGCTGCTCAACCCTGGTCGCGTGTGATGTTGTTTTGGTGTACAGGACGGAGTACGGGTTGACCAAGTCAAGGTTCTCTATGGCCGGCCCAAAGCCAACCAAACGCCTCAACCTCAAAGCCAACGCTGCACATATGGGATCGAGTGGTGCCATATTCTCAAGTGTGGCCACCATACCCCTCTCCCACATCCGCTGCTTCTTAGGCGAGCGGTCTATCCTGTCCCAACCCCATCTGGCTAGGAACTTACCAGCCTTGGGGACAAGAGCATAAGTGCTCCCGACCTTCATAAAACGTGACGAGCAAAACTCAACGTCATCCGGGTGGTCGCGTACTACGATTTCTACGTCCATCCCGCACGCCTCATAATGCCGCGTCAACCCGTCGACACCGCCAACGGCGGCAAGCTCCCGGTCAGTAGTTACGGTGACGCTGTCGTCTCCACACACTATACTGATCCACTTCCGCTTGTAGCCGTGGGCACCTATCTTCATGATTATGTTGATAAGAGTGTCCCCCACACTAGTGTCAGGCCAACCAGACTGCATGGTGTACGGGATCGAGTATTTCGTACCCATCCCCGTAGTTCCTTGCGAAAGCCCTCGCTTCAGTCTTTTGGCCACATCAGGTCGTAGCAATGCACCATAGATCCTCTCTAACGCCTCAAAGGGACCCTGTGTCATATGCTCGTCAAATCGCGATTGGTCATCCTCTATGACAACGACTCGCTCCCCATCGTCGCATAAGCCAGCTATTATATCTAAGGCCTGCTGGTAGGCCTCACCCACTTTGTCGGCGCTCATACCACATGTGTAAACTATGTGGTGACCGTCAAGGGGTGAACCGAACTTAGGATCCATGGCCTTACAAGTTCGTTTGGCAAGCTTTCTGACATGCCTGCCTGTACGCAGCGTGAGCTCTGGTGGACAACCCTGGATCATCCGCGGGTCCTTCACCCTCTCAGCTGCCCCTTCACTGCGTAGTACAAGTTCTTGCTTAATGAACGACTTAGCGTTGAACTTCGGACAATAGGGGCTCTCGTCCCTCAGTCTCTGAAACATTCGCTTCTTTGTGCCCGGAAATGTGGACACCCACTCATCGAAGTCAACAGGCTGCCTGATGGGGCCTCGCTCGCCTTCACATGGTTCGAGCAGCCGCTCAATCACAGTATCGACGATGGGCATCTGGCGTATCCAATGTGCGAGAACCTCAGGCGCATGCTCGTGTTGACGTAGAAGCTTCCCAACCCTGCCTTCAAGGGAGATCTCATCATTGTGGCAGCAATTTCTAAAAGTGTCAGCGTAGAAACCCTGTACTCCCCAAGACGACCTCGCTCCAAACGTGGGTTCACACCTGTAATCCTTCGAGCGGGATGAGGCGTTCTGCTCCGAGATAAAAGCGGGCTGCGTGGGGACACGATTGTGCGGCCACTCTGCAACGCAGATGGCTCGTACCACATTGAATGTCTGATTTCCTCGTATGGCCGCCCACTCATTGTACTTAAAATGGATGTAGCACGACACCATAAAACCCACGGGGAGCCACAGTTGGAGAAGGTCCCACTCAACAAAAGCCCCGAGCGTGTGCATGTATGCAGTGGTGAAATGGAACATGGCACAAAGAAGGGCTTTGAGTGTCCAAGACTTCCAGGTCCTCCCGTTGGTTTCTAGCAGCCCCATCGCGCAGCAAAGTCCTAAATGCAGGAACAAAGCGGTCAGGTTAGGCGCATAATCCCAGAGGGGTGTGCGTCCGTCGTACTCAAGATAAGCGTTCATCTGCTCCATGATTGCGTCAGGCAGCGGGCGCGACATGCCAGTGGTATCAGGACGTGCGGGGCGCTGAAAGCTAAAGACAGAAATTGCGAACGTGATCAGCAGCTTGAAGAGCTCTTCCAGAAGTGCGTGGGCAAGTACGCCGCGACTCCACCAGCGCTCATACCAAGGGCGTGACCTCGGGATCGAGTGGGCCGGCAAGTTCTCCATAGCGAGTAGTCGTTTGGATGCGGTATGTCCCTGAAGGCAAGTTGGCTTGTACATCGGCTCAATATTGCGAACAGTAGTTGCCCAGGTGGCCGCCTTATTAACCTCTTGGCCCAAACTGTGGCAAACTATCTTTTGCCCCCTGAAGCCGGCCCAGAAACAATCGCACCTCGAATACTCCGCATCGCCAAGCGCCATCCTCGCTGCGTATGCGAACCTGGTGTCCATAGACCGATCCTGGGCTTCAGACAACAGGGCTGCGATGAACTCACCGAAATTGGCGCCCATATATTCAGCAAACTTCTGGTGCTTGGCGCTATTGATTGAAGCCCTGCGCACCGCAACCTGCTCGTCAACGCTGTCATAATCCTTTCTATCCCAGTTGACGTAGGCAGCAGCGGTAATTCGGTCTACAGTCACAAGGTGTTGTCGGGGAATGAGAAACCCGCATCTGTATTCACCATCATCAGGATCTGGGTCAGGTGGTGGATGTGGGCGTGGTGGATCATCTGGAAGTAATGGTGGCAAGAGCGGTGCTGGGGGAGCGGGAGGGTGAGGCCTACGGCACCTACGCACGGTGCGACAGAGCGGTTGGGAGAACCATGTGAGGAAGCGAAAAGCCTCCTGGCGAAACATCCACACCAAGCCAAAAGCACCCACAATCATCAGGCCTATCGAGCCCAATGCAATTATGGTGCCAATGGAGAGTGACATAACTGCGACTGTAAAGCTTATCGCTTGTACCACATGCTCATTGTACGCGTGGGCTGCCCTGACAGCTTCAGCATCAACTCGTGGTTGGGGAATGACTTGAGGTTGAAGGTTGATGCGAACACGGCGCGGCTGAGGGGCCAGCACGACGGGGGGGGCGGGGGGCTGCGGTTGTTGAACTTGGGGAGCAGGAGCCATGTTGGCAGGCACAGGGGCCTTCTCCTCTCCATCAAAGTTTCCGAACACAACCTGCCCTAACAAATTGGCAGGCGCTCGCGCATTGGGGGCGATGACCACTTGGGCTTCCTTAACCTCGCGGTCTCGCTTGAACTCTCCCAAACCCATGTTGGCAATGTCCTGGTGCTTGTGGTCCTGACCATCGTCGTCGTCCTGGGCGATCTGCCTCTGCACCTCTGGCGGCGCGTCGGCGAACCTCTCAATGGCACCCTGAAGCTCAAGCTCTCCGTCAGCGTTGGCGACATACTCCTCGTTTCTGACAATGCCCATGACAAAGTGCAGGTGTTCCCCACACTCCGCCACTGGCTTGCCGCACACAATGAAGCGCTTACCGTGCCCCTTCTGAGGCTTGACGGGGCCTTTCGGCTTATCACCCTTTTTGCGATGGAGGTGGCCTCCCTGACGCTTGCACTTGGCTCTAAGCGGGCACTCTTGAACTAATGCTGGCAGATCGTCTGTCCCAGTGAAGGACCCATTGGCCCCATTGATCTGAATGACGTGGTCAGGGTTCTGATACTCCTCATACTCCCCAGTGCGCGCCATGTTATCAAGCCAGTCGATCATGCCAAATCTCCACCCACCCAGGGCCTCAACCTTCGCGGTGATCCTCTTGGCGACTGCCAGCTGCTTGCCTCCCAACATGAGTCCTGCCCAGAAGTAGCCGACTTTGCCGCGGCTGAACTTGCATTTGATCAACGCAAGCCCGGGGCTCTTATACCCCATACGCGAAAGATTGCCCCATTCGGCTCTAAGGTCCTGGCCTTGAACAACAGCCCCAACAGGGTTCACACTGATGAGGGGGTTTGAGACAACTAGTCCTCGCTCTGTTATTTGCATGGGGGAACCAGGGACACACTTAACGTCTTCGACATCATCAGACCCAGTGTAAGAACCTTGGGCACCATTGAGCGTGGTGCAGGCATCAACATCAGGGGACAAAACTGGAAGGCGCACACGTACGGGCCGGGGTGCAGGCGAAAGTGATGAGGCGGGGGTTCCGGGGTCGCATTTCTCACACGCCCATTTGCGGAGGGGATCCCTATGCACTCCAGCCTTTGCTGCAGCCACTGGACAGCAAAACTTCCGCTGGCGGGGACGGCCAGTATAGGCCTCATCCTTGCACTCAGGAGTAACCACCTCAGGAACGGACGGCAGCGCAGGATGCTTGGGCTTCAACCATTCAGTTTTCCTCTCAACCCCGGGCTCAGCCTTCCTGCGCCCAGCATGACCTGGCACTGCTCTGTTCGCTGGGTAGATGCCAGGCACGGTTGGCGCCGGGGGCTCCATTGACTCTGGCGGCAGAGCATAAATGAAAAGGTCTCCCCCTGCAGGGTTGTTGCACTGAGCTCCAGAAAACGTAACAGTTGGCGGGTACAAATCTGTGCCTGTGCCATCATAGTAAAACGTTTGCGAGCAGACCGCTATTGCAGGCGCATCAGGGGCACCCGTCGCTGCCTGTGAGGCTGACCTGATGATGTCGGAGTCAAAGACTGCGTCGTCGGTGGTGAAGAAGTCGGAGTACGGGGCGATGCCACCTTCCCAAGGGTAAGTTGCAGGAGCGTACATGTCAACTTCTGCTCCGTCTGAGTAATGGAAAATCTCTATGACGAGGATGGACCCCGCTGCTAAGAGAGGCGAAAAGATGAGCTTAGTGTCAGTCATCGCCATAATTCCAATTGTGTCAACAAACCCCTCAGAAGACTCGAATCTAGCGATCGGCTTAGTCTCATCTGTGTAATTGAGCGGCACGTGGGCGAAGCCTCCTAACGCGCTGCCCACGGGGGGCATGCATGGCTGCAGCAGTGCAAAGTCATAAGACACCCACAGCTGGGCTGCGCCAGCGTAGGCAGTCGGTGCTTGTGCACTCCCAACCCCGAATAGCCCCATCTCATAGAGGTGTTTGTCGACAGTGTTGATTGGTGGTGTGGTAAAATAAGGACATGTGCCGAGTGTCTTTGGGTCGCACTCAATTGGGAAGAGGATGTTCTCCGAGGGCTTCCCAGACACAGCAAACTCAGAATTGAGAGCAACAGACAACACCCTCGACAGTGTCTTCGCAACGTCATAATTGCAAGTCATAAGGAGGGTTCCCATTCCAGCATCGTTCGAGGAAACCATTGACGATGTGCTTCTCAACTCAAAGACAATTCCAAGCGGCATCCACTTCTGAAAGCACGGCGCGATGTTGGACACCCAGGGAAAAAGATGAGGGTTGCAGGGGGTGAGTGTGCCTGTCAGTAAGCCATAGGTGATGTCCGTGCTATTGGACATACTGACTATGCCAATGAACTCCCTGCGTTGCGCCCTGAAGGACTCGTTTGTAGAGTGCATGCTGGGAATTTGCTGTGCAGAGGGGGTGGTGACGCCTATAAGCGTATTGCTAGCTATTGGCGCCTGCGCCTCAACATAGTCACCACTGCCGAATAGTGTGCCCACATATTTTTCGGCCAGACCCCCCAACCATGTGCCCAGCTTTCCACCGAGCCTGGACCCAAGTCCTCCCTCAACTTTGTAGGAGCCTCTGCCCACTACAACCGGTCCCTTCCAACCACTCTCTGGGTTCCGCAAGTGCGTCGCCTGTGCCTGCAGCTGCTTCTTGCGATCTTGTCGCACCACTTTCTTCTCCTCCTTAGTCCGCTTCGGCCTAGTCGCCTTCTTCTTCTCAACTTTGGCGGGGACTCTGACAACAGGGGTCTTCGCCCTGCGGCCAATCTTCGACCGGCCCCTCGAGGCCAGATCATCCGAGCCCGTCCACTCGCCCTGAGCGCCATTGATGAATGCGGTGAAATTTCTCAGCTTAGAAAGCTGGACACCGATGTCTTGAGCCAACTGCATATGTTGCTCAAAGACATGGCAGACATCAGATACGCTCTGAATAAAAAAATAGACGCAAAAAGCGGTGACTATAGCAGTGGAAAATGTCCACATGACGCGGCTAAAGGTCGTTTCCCTCTCAGGGACAACGAATGCGATGTTGCCTCTAAACCGCTCCTCTGCTTCGAACTGTTGTGGCGTAACTACATCAACCCATGCAGGGGAAATGTCATCATCACCAGAGAATGTACCATTAGCTCCATTGAGTTGTGATCTGCGTTCAAAACTATTTCTGGCCAGACGCTTCTTTTGACCTTTAGTCAAGCCCGAAGGTCGGTAATTGGCATCAACTCGGTGCATGAAGCACAACTTACCACCATGCTGCACCCTCAAATAGCAAGCGGTGTGCTCACAATAGGGTCTTGGTGGTCCGGGGACATGTACGTCAGTAAAATCATAGTCCGATACAGTGAAGTTGACAGTCTCGCCAGTCCTATCCTCGTAGCGTTTCACAGCTTTTGAGAATTTGTCTGCGGCGGCCTTAAGGGCTCCAGCCGCCTGGTCGAGATCGTCGGTTCCTGTCCATTCACCATTGCTCCCGCTCAGGGAGGGTCGCACGAGCGGGGCGTCCCGGTGCAGTTTAACGTCCTCTAAGGGAAAAGACGGCCTCCTCAAGCTAGGAGTTCTGGTTTCTGGGCGGACGAAACCAGGCAAAGGTCGCTGTTCAGCAGGGAAGGGTTCTGCTGCAGACGGAAAGTTTTGGGGAGCAAACGTGTTTGCAGCCCCTGGTAAGACATGGGAGGAATTTGACGGAGTTGGACCCCGAGATTTTTCTTTCCGAGATGTCGGTGGGCTCTCATGCCCATTGCCGGGATCCCCACAGCCCGATTGGGGCGCCTCCTGAAAGTGGAAGGTTGTGGGCGTGGGGGCCGGTGCGTCGTCTGGCAGTCTTGTGGAGTGCCAACGTGCCGCCTCTAGTCGCTGGACAGCTGATCTGGAGGAATTTTCTTTTCCGTCTGTGTATTTGTGTGGCTCCTGATTGACTAAGTCAGGGTTGCAAGGTTTTACGGAGTCGGACATGTGCTCCGAGGAAAGGCCGGTCTTACCCTCCCCCCTGATCCACCCAAGCATACTTGCTAAACTTGGTGTGGCTCCCGTCATAATGATGGATTTGGTAGCGGAATGAGACCCCTCTAGGACAACTGTAGACGCATCCTTTTGAAGAGAGGGGGTTTGGGTTGCCAGCCCATTTGGTTTTGGATGCTCACCTTTACAGCAAACACCCGGTACGTGCGGCGCCTCATCCCACTTTCCACATGACACCCAACTATACTGACTATTCTCCATGGCCCGGATTGCTCCGTTTGACCCCCGTTAGGGACATAGTCCAGAAGCCCACTAGCAGCCATTTGCGGCTGGTTGGTGAACCTGATGGTTGACACGTGTACACGTGGGGCTTGTTGTTCCCACCAGACTAACTAGGTCTGAAGAATGAACAAAGCAGATTGTTTAACCCTGCCCTCCCTCAGTGCGATCGCACCTACGTAAGCAGGCCTCCAATGTGGGGATCACCTTCTGCGGACCATCTTTCTTTCGATGTGGGAACCGCCGAGTGACTCCATCTTTTGAAGGAGAACCTCCGCCAAACTAGCTAACTGTCAGAGACATAGTGACTCTTACTTTTGCTTCAGAGTGTGTGCATCCTAAGTGTGTGTCGCTTGGAAAGAGGAGGGAGCTTGTTGGGCTCCTTTGTTCCCGCCACCCCTTGGGGTGGACTACAAAAGCCACCTGCACTAGTGCAGTTGGAAAAAT